ACCAGCACCGCCGGGACCATCGACGCCGCCAGGATCCGCTCAGTCCCCGCCGACTGCACGTTGGAGAAGTCCATCTGGCTCAGCGAGTTGCCCACCACCGTCAGGTCCGCGCCCTGATCCAGGACCAACGTCTTGAACGCGTTGTCGACGCCGCCATAGCGGGCCGTGACCCGCTCCCGGAGCGCGTCGATCGTCGCCGGCTGCAACTTCTGCGAGTACTTGATCAGCAAGTTAGGGGTCGCCGCATTCGACAAGTACTTCGCCTTGTAGCCGGTCATCGCCAGGTCGGCCTGCACCTCCCGCAGTACCGGCGTCAGCCACGACATGCCCCTGAACTCCGCCTGCGGGTCCGGCACCGGCGCCCAGTGGGCCACCTCCTCCGCCGGCACCATCTGCGGCGGCCCGTACTGCGGCTGCATGGCCCGTGGCGGCTCGAACCAGAAGCCGACCTTCTTGCGATAGGGGCCACGCGGGCCCTGCACGATCTCGGAGATGATCGTCACCCAGTCCGGGCGCCACCGCACCAGCTGGTCGCCGGCGTCCCAGATGTAGGCGTTGCCCGCCAGCGACGCGTCTAGCTCCATCCGGGCCAGCAGCTCACCGGTCGTCCCGTCCTCCCACGGCACCTCCAGGATCCGCAGGGACTGGTTGCCGAAGAGCTTCTTGTCGCTGACGGACTGCAGCTGGAAGCGGGCCTCGCTGAACAGCATGATCCTGGCGAGGATCGCGGAGAACGCCACCCCGGACGCGCCGTACATCTGGCTCGCCGCCGTCGCGAGCTGCGGCAGGACCGACTCGCGGTCAGGGCTGCCGTAGGTGGACGTCAGCACCGCCGCGCCGCTGGCCTCACCCTCCCAGAACGTGTCACCGTACCGGCGGAGCATCCGGTCAACCAGCCTCACGACGGGTTGACCTCGCCCCGGAACGACGTCCGCTGGTCAGTCTCGGTGCCGACCTCGCGGACGATGTACGGGTCATTCCCGGGACCGTGGGACGGCGCATAGGGCCTTACCGTGTGCTCGCTGCCGGGCGAGTCGTGGACGGCGAAGAACTCCATCGCCTCATGCCTCTCGACCAGGAGAAGCTGGTCGAACAGCCAGTGCTGCCACGACCGGACGTCGAACGCCGCAGGGGGAACCGGCATGAAGTGGTTGACCCGGTACGTCTCGCCGTCGCCCGGGTGGTAGCTGTTATATCCCAGCGTGGTGATGACCAGGGTCAGCCCCGCGCTGCCCTGGCCACGGACAGTGTCGGCCAGCCGGAACGTCCAGCCGGGCCGGTAAGCCAGCCGGGCCACCAGGTACGCCAGCGCATCCGGGTACGGAGCCTCCTGGCGCATCACGCGCTCGACGTTCACGATGCCCGCGCCCTCTCCAGGATGGTCGCCAGCGTCGGCACCTCATGCGCCGACGGCACCCCCCGCGACCCGTCATCCCGCAGCAAAGCCCACGCGCCCACGCACAGCGAGTCAAAGATCAGGCACCCACCCAGCGCAGGCAGGCCAATCAGCGCCCCGCCACCCAGCACCCCGGCCAGCGCGGCCAGCAGCAGCACCACAGACAGTCGCATCTCAGCCGTCCACTTCCACGACACGACCCGGGTTCTCCATCGCCACGCTCATCGCCGCCCGGATACGGTCCTCGGCGGAGACGCCAGGCGCAGGGCCGACGTCCCGGCCACCGAGCGCCGCCAACGACTGCCCGACCTGGTCTGCCGCCTCCATCACCGGCCCCGGAAGGTCACCGCACTTGGCCAGCGCCCTGACCAGGACCGCGACAGAGCCGATGAACTGCTTCACCTGCGGCAGGTCAGCCACGCGAATGCCCGCTGTCCCAGCCATAGCCAGCCTCCCTCACAGATTCCACGCGCCCGGAGACGCAAGCTCCTCATGCCGGCGCAACTGCCACGTCGCCAGCGTCGCCGTCACCAGCGGCCCCTGGTCAACCTGCACCCGCGGATCCCACGCCTTCGCCCCCGCAAGGTTCCGCTGCGCAGACGCCCGCACCGCATCCGTCAGCGGCTTCTGATCCAGGTGCTCCAGGTCGCCGGCGCCGATCGCGTCAAGGAACTCGCCGTGCGCCACCGCCACCTCCTCGGCCGACGCCTCGACCGCGACGATCCCCGCCTCCCGTAGCGGCGCGATCAGCGTCGCCGACTGGGACTTCGGGTTCACCACCAGCGCCACCGGCTCGGAGAACGCGTACGCCCCCGACAGCCACGCCACCACCAGCCGCGGCGAGTCATAGAACCGCAGGTCAACCACCGTCTTCCCGGACACCGCGGACCTCCGGGCGACCGCCACCGACGCGTGCAGCCGATCCTCAGAGATCGCCGCCGCCAGGGCAAACTCGCCGGTCACGACGCCGCCATTCTCGCCATTACTCCGCGCTGCGCAGCTTCCAGCGCATCGGCCATGCGGCGCAAGCGAGCCGGGTCATCTCGGGCCAGCCCAATCGCCCGGTTGCACTGCTCGCACGCGAGGCCCCGGCGGCAGGCCCGGCAAGACCGGTTCGGACCGCAGCAGGAGTGGTCATGATCGACGTGCGCCTTCTCGGCTGCCAGTTCCTCGCCGCACAGGTAGCAGCAGCCGCCTTGCGCGACCAGTATCGCGGCGCGTTCTTCCGGCCACAGGCGGTGCCTTCGCCACGAGCCACTCTGCCTTTGGTCGGTCTGCCGCCGGGCGCGGATCTTGTCCTTGTTCGCGGACTTGTAGGCACGCTGCTGCGCACCGATCTTGTCCTTGTTCTGGACCTGGTACTCGCGCATCCGGGCCAGCTGCTGCTCCCGGTGCGCGGCGTAGTAGGCGCGTGACCGCGCTGCGGCTGCTTCGCGCTGCTCCGGCGTTCGGTTCCGCGTCCTCTCGCGGTACTTCTCGCGGTTCTGTGCGTAGTAGGCGCGCTGGTACTCGTTGATCGCGTCGCGGCTCGCGGCGCGTGACTCGGGCGTTCTGGGCATAGGGTCATTGTCGCAGATAATCGCCATCACGCGGACATGTTCATCTCGCCCGGAGCTGCTGCCGCGCTCCACGCATCCTGCCCAATGACACCCCAACCAGGCCTTGCGACTTCGGGCCATTGGCACAGATAAGCTCTTCTAAACTCGCTTAGCTCCATGTCCGCGTAGTCCTTCGCCACAACATCCTCCGAGACCGTGATCCCCAGCGCCGGCATGCACCCGCGCCACGTCACCGGATCCCCCGGATCAGCGTCATCCGGCGCGGAATACCCGATGTAGCAGCCACCCGGCTCGCCACGCTCCAGCCGCTCCCGGGCACCGAACACCTTCCCCTGGAAGTAGGTGCTCTTCTCATTGCCCGCCGCGCTGACGATCAGCAGCTGGGCGTCCCGCGTCATCATCGCCGGGCGCATCGCCTGCTCAAGCCGGTCATCCCGCTGCGCCCACGCCTCATCGATCACGCCCAGGTCCAGGTTCTCACCGTGACCCGACGTCTCATCAGCCGTGATCAGCCCCAGCATGCTGCCGTTCCTGAACAGCAGCGCCTCAGACCCCGACGCCTTCCGGATGTCGATCAGCGGCGCAAGCTTGCTCTTCCGGATCCGCGGCCACCACACGTCAATCAGCCTGTGCCGCGCGTCCTTCCCCGACTGCGCCGTGTACGCGATCTGCGTATTCGGCCTGCGCAATCCCCGGGCGATCATGATCGACAGCACGTCCACGGACTTGCCCTGCTGGCGCATCACCTCGATGATCGCCTGCCGGTGCGCCAGCCGCCCATTCTCGTCCAGCTCCGTGATCAGCTCATTCGCCTCACGCTGCCACGGCATCAGGCCCGGCCCCAGCGACGTCCGGAACCCCAGCACCTCCGCCGTCCGCGCGATCCCCTCCGCCAGGTTCGCCGCCCCTGGCGTCCGGGCAGTCGCGAACCTAGGCCTGCAAGGAGGCGAAAAGCCCGGTGAGGTCGGCATCCGCGCTCCCCGCGTCCTTCGGCAGCAGCGTGACCAGCGTCATCCGCAGCTCCCGCGCCAGCAGCGTGTTGGACTGGTCACCCTCATGCGCGGTGATCAGCCGGCGCGCGAGGGCCTCCATCTCCTGCCTCGCATCCAGCCTCGGCGCGGGCTCGTCCGCCGGCAGCGACGGGAGGGCCGCGACGGTGCCCTTCCCGCCCTCCCCGCGAACCACCACGCAGCGACGGCACAGGGAGTGGTCACCAGCCGCGTGAGCACGGGCGCGACGCACGCGCAGCGCACCCGAATCAGCCAACGTGACCCTCCGTGATCGGAAACGTTACGCGTCAGACGCGAAAACAAGAAGTTTGGCTGCGGCGTCGGGTCGCAGGTGGTCGACTACCCCGCGATCCCGGCCTGCGTGCCGTGACCTGCGGATACCCGGTGGCAGTGGCCGCGTGCTGGCATGCCGGGGTGGTGTCCGTCCTGGCCCTCCAGCACTCCCGGCGGTGACCGTGAGTCATCGCCGGGGCCGGGCTGCTGCCTGCCACTGCCTCGCCCGTACAGCCGCCACCTGCCTCGCCGTCATCACGCTGCCGCGTGCCCGGAGGATCGCCGTGGTCTTGGCCTGCCCGTCGCGGCGGTTGCAGCCGCGGTGCTCCAGTCCGCGGTAGCCGGCCTTGCCGTCCAGGTGGCCGAGGTCGATCGCGCTGACCTTGCGGCCTGTGCTGTCGGTCGTCCACCGGTAGAGCATCGGCATGCCGCACCTGGCGCACGGCTGGCCTGGCCGCCACGCCGCTAGCAGCCTGGTGCGCAGGGCCTGGTGGCCGGCGCCGTAGCCGCGTGCGGTGGTCTTGCCCTGGTAGCGGCTGCTCACCGGAACCAGCGGAAGCTGAGGTGGAACGTGAGCCACAGCAGGCCGGCGAAGATCAGGTAGCGTGCCGCAGTCCAGCCGATGCCCTCTAGCTGCCAGGTGAAGTCCGAGATGGTGAGGTCCGTGCGGCCGATGGCGAAGGCGGACAGTTCCC